CATTCTTCCCACCAGTGTTCTTTAGCCCACCATTCTTCCCACCAGTGTTCTTTAGCCCACCATTCTTCCCACCAGTGTTCTTTAGCCCACCATTCTTCCCACCAGTGTTCTTTAGCCCACCATCATTCGGAGGCGGCGGTCAGTGGAGTCCTAGATTTTATTAATCTATTGACTATGGTAAATAAATTTGATAAAATTATAATAGGAGAAAACAAATGAGAAAAATATGGGCATTAATATCTTTAAACAAAATCATTGATTTTGTAGATTTAAACGAATCTGCAGAAGGCGTTGATAGAATTGAAAGATATACAAATATATTTAATTCAGATTTTTTTGTTAAAGAAATTACTAATAATAAAAAAGTTAAATTAAATTCTGTATGGGACGGAAATTCTTTTTCAGAATTTGAAGATGAAAGAACAAACCAAGACGCAGCAAATTATTATTTTGCAATCGTTCAAGATAACAAGGTTGCTGGAGTATCAAAAGTTTTTACAAAACCAAAATATGATTTATATAAGCAGGCAGAAATTAATGGAATATCTGCAGTAGAAGTTACTGATATGAATTTTTCAACATTAAAAGTTGGAATGTCATGGGATGGTACTAACTTCGCATAACAAGATCGGAAAAAAATGGATACTGATATTGTAAAAAATCAGGTATTCCCTGGGATATGGGTATATAAAAATCAATTAAATAAAGATATAATAGATACTGTTGAAAACTTTTTAAGTAAATATCCAAATGAATATAAATGGCTAGAAGCATTAGTCGGTTATGCACAAAAAGTTCCACAATATAGAGATTGTGTAGATTTTAAAATACAAAAGCATGATGTAAAAGAACCATCCGAAAGCAGAAAAGAATTAAATAATATTTGGCAATATGCTTTTGATATGCAAATTAATGCAGTTAAAGATTATTGTAAAATGTATAGTATTGATATGCAATATTGGGAAGCTATGAATTTTGTTAAGTATGGTCCAGGCCAGCATTTCCAAGAACATGCTGATCATGGATTTTCATATATAGCCACCGTGTCATTAGTATCTTATCCGAATGACGATTATGAAGGCGGAGAATTATATTTTCCAAAACTTAATTTAACAATTAAGCCAGAGGCTGGTGACATAGTAATTTTCCCATCAACATATTTATTTTCTCATAGGGCAATGCCAGTCAAATCTGGAACGAAATACTCTATAGTTACCATGTTAGACTATAATGATAATACACATAATCCAGATTTTGATTTGTTAAGGATGAAACGAACAAATTCAAATTCACCTAGAGAAAGCGATTCAAGTGGAAGTCATAAGGGCATATCCTACTAAAAAAGGTTTTTCTAAGATAGATACTCTACCAGTCAAAAGAAGCTGGATGGATAAAACGTGGAATAAACACGCCTATCATTGTTTCCCAATAACATTAGCAAATACATTAGGTTGGCAAATAAGTTTTCCAGAAGATATTACTTTTATTTGGGATGGCGTTAGCGATTCAAATCCAGAACATGTTAAAATAATTAAAGGAAATAAATATGCTTATCCAGCAAGAGGTAACGCTACAGTTAGTTTTAATACAGGCATAAAGTTTAAAACAGAAAAAACAAAAACATTGTTAATTACACCAGCACCAAATTTTTTTATTGAAGGTGCTCAATGTTTTACATCTTTAATAAGTACTTCATTTTTTAGGGCAGAACTGCCAGTTGCTTGGATGATAACTTCACCAAATAAAGAAATTACAATCCCAGCAGGACACCCAATATGTTCAATATTACCAATATCTTTAAATGAATTAAATAATTCTGAAATACAAATAGGTATAGAGCCAGAAAATGAAAAAGTTTCTGAGCAAGAGCTATACGAATACTCTATGGCTATTAACGAAATAAATAAAAAATTTGAATGGTCTGACTTTTACAGAGATGGAGTAGATCATAAAGGGAACAAACTGGGAGAGCATGAATTAAAATCTTTAAAATTTAAGGTTACAGGGAATAATGTATAAAATAAAAGCTTATAAAATTTATAATGATTTTGATGCAGGAAATTATGGCATAAGAGAAAAGATAAGTACAGCTTTGATTTCTCCGCTCGAAATTAAAAGAGATTGGATGAGTCACGATAAAGATACACTTAATGGACCATATCAGTGTCAACCATTAATGCTAGCAAATGGATTTGGATATTCAGTATCTTTTCCAGTTGATATTAAAATTTCAAACAAAGATGGAAAAATCACATGTATTGAAGGTCAAGAACATTTTTATGATAGAAATACAACCCGTACGTTCGGCCTAGATACAAATCTATCTTTAATTACTGAAGAAGGAATTAGCACTTTAATAATGCCAGCCCCTAATTTTTTTATCAATGGCATACATCTTTATACAGCATTAATAGAAACTTCTTGGTGGACAGGAGAGTTGCAGTTGGTTATCAGAATTGATTCTGATAAAAAAGAAATACTTATTCCAAAAAACACTCCGATAGCTTCTATTATTCCGATTGATCTTAGACAATTTAATGATTGTAATTTAGAGTTTTATAATAATACGCTATCTGTTACTGATTCAAGATATAAGCAAGCACTGCATAGGTCTAGCGATTATACTGAGGCATGTAAATTAAGGGGATCTACTGAAAGGTCAAAATCTTTTTATGCAAGAGGAACAGACCATAATAATAATATAATAGGAGAGCACTCTGTAAAAAAATTTACATTTAAAATGAATAAAATAGATAATTTTTTAGAGTTTAATATTAAAGGTGATATTTAAACTAATATATGATATATTGTTTATATTGGAGGCAAAATGGACATAGTAAATAAAGGCATTATGGGAGGCGGTCAGGCTCCTATATCAATAACGCCATCAGGGTTTTTTGGAAATTCTATAAGTAACATAGTTGAATTAGAAAATTTTTTAACAACAGAAGAAAGAGAAAGACTCACTAATTTTGCCATAAATAATAAAATTTGGGATGAAACAGAAACACATGTTGATGAAGATGGATTGGTTTTATACGATGCAAACATTTGGAAAGATAGAGTTTGCACAGGTAATTCTTTACAAAAATCAGATCCAGAAATAATAACATTGTTATGGGACATGATTGATAGATTAAAAATAGAAGTAGATAAATTTTTTAATGTAGATGTTCAAGCAACTGGCCCAGCCATAGTAAAATGGCCTATTGGAGCTAGACAAGAACCACATGCAGATAAAGAATTCCACACTGGAATTGAGGAAGGAAGACCTAATGACTTCCCATGGTATGATATTGCTGGTTTATTTTATTTTAATGACGACTACGAAGGTGGAGAGCTATATTTTCCAAGACAGGGCATAGAATTTAAACCCAAAGCTGGTGCTGCGTACTTTTTTCCAGGAGATAAATATTATGCACACGGAGTTAGACCAGTAAAGTCAGGCAATAGGTTTACTTCTCCATTTTTTTGGACAATTTTAAAACATACTGGAGAAAAACAACCTCCTTCAGACTATTCAAATCAATTTAAATCGCCATCTTGGCAGAAATATTATGGAGATAAAACAAATGCATAATTTAAATATAGTTAATAACCTAGACGATTTAGAATGGGAAGAGTTGATTCCTGGAGTCATACTTTACAGAAATATGCTAAGTGATCCAGAAAAAGCATATGAGATTATGATGAAATCTGAATCAAGCAGTGAAGGTAAGTATTTCTTTCAAGAATGGACACCCTGGGCACAATACGGAACATATACTCAAGCAAAGCAAGAACATTTTTGGCAAAGTTCTATACGCAATGAAATATTTGATGCAGAAAAAGGTCTATATGACGAGATAGCTGTTGCTTATGATAAAGCAGTTTCACATTATTTTATGCACACAAAAATTGAAATTCCAGAAGGTGCAAGGTACAGCGGTCAGTCATGGTGTAAATATTTTAATAAAATAGATACATTAAAAAATAATATGACAATGCAATATCATACAGATTACATTATTTCTCAAAAGGATATGCCAGGTGAAAAATTTCATACAACATGCACATTTTATATCAATGATAATTATAATGGTGGAGATATAGAATTTTATATTGATGGAAAATTTGTTAATCATAAACCAAAAGCTGGAGACTTAATGATTTTTCCATCAGGTGAACCATATTATCATGGAGTTAAAACAATCCCAGATGGAAACAAATTTTTTATTAGAAATTTTGTTATGTTTGATTATGATGGTTCAGAAGAATGGATTAAAAATCAAAAAAGACATGGGGCTTATAAGTGGGCTCAAAAAGAATTAGAAAGAGTAGCTTATGAAGACCCAAGGAATATGTTATACATAAGAGATGAGAAAATTATACCTTATGAAGATCTAATAGAGAATAAGCCATTAATAGAGGATATATATAAATGAATATAATTAAATATAAAGAGGGAGATCATCCAGTTTGGGTATTTGAAGATTTTATTTCAAAAGAAGAATCTGCTGGAATTATAAAAATGTTTAATAATCTTCTTGAAAGTGGAGATTTTGAATGGCACCCAATATCTTTTTATGAATCATATGCATATAACATGCCTCATCAATTAACAGACGATAAGCAAAAAATAGAAAAATGGTATCGAGATGCAGGATTACCAAACAATTTTTTTGAAGATTTAGAATCTAAATTTAAATCTGCAACAGAACAAATGATTGGAAAGCAAGCTTATAAAATTAGTTTTCATTCTCAAAAATGGATTCCTGGAGCATATGCAGGATTTCATTCAGATAATAGTTATGACGGAAAGCCAAGTGCATTTGAAAGAAGCAGATACGCTGGGTTTTTATATTTAAATGATGAATTTGAAGGCGGAGCTTTAAATTTTAAAAATTTTGATTTAACAATACAACCAAAAACTGGAATGTTTGCAATTTTTGACGGTGGCCATGAAAATATGCATGAAGTAACAACAGTATTAAAATCAGATAGATATACAGTAGGTTCATTTTGGGATGATAGGTCAGAAGATTCATATGATCAGGAAACAAAAGATAGATGGGCTGAAGAAATAAAAGAAACAAGAGAAAAGCAAAAGGTAGAACAAAAAGAGTGGGAAGAGATTAGAGAAAGTGGAAAAAGAAGAACGCCAGATGGTCGAGAGTACGACGCAGATCTAGCAAATACTGGAGATATAAATGGAAATTAAAAATGTAGAGCCAAGATCAATGTATACTATGTTTGACATAGTATTTAATGACAAGGGTATAACATATTTTGAAAACGTTATAAGCTATCCAAAAGAGCTTGTTGAGTTGCTTGAAAAAATTGATGTAGATCCAAATTCTTATGATGTAATTCCAAAATGGAATCAGTGGGGTGCGAGTAATGACCCAGAACATTCGTACGGATTATCAAAATTTATATTTACAGAAAAAAGAAAGTCAGACACTGGGAATGATATGTTGAATAAAAATATTCTTTATATAATTAATAGTTTGATGATGGCGCCAGAGATGTGTGCCAAAAGAATTTCAGATATGCAAAAAATGAAAGATACGCCTAAGTTAGCGCTAGACTATATAAAGATAGGTAAGTATGCAACTGGCAAAGGAATGGGTCCTCATTGTGATGCAGAAGATCCAAATGGAACAGGGTTAAATTTAAAATATTCTCTAGTTTGTTATCTAAATGACGATTATGAGGGCGGAGAAATTTACTTTAAAAATCAAGATATTAAAATTAAGCCGAAAGCTGGTAGTTTAGTATTTTTCCCATCTACGCATCCCTATTTACATGAATCTTTACCAGTTACAAAAGGTACAAAAATTATGTACACTACACACTGGGTAATTTAATAAAAATATCTTTATTATATTTAAAATTTTAGGAAAAAATAAATGCGTTTTCATGTAGTATCTTTACCTCATACACAAACAACTAAAGAATTTGTTAACTGTGCCTATACAGAAAAAGTTAGGCGTTTTTGTAACATGATGAAATCTTTAGGACATGAAGTATATCTATATGCTGGAGAACAAAATGAGGCGGAAGTAACAGAATTAATTCCATGTATTACAGAAGAACAAAGAGTTGAATCATTAAATGGACAACATTTTACATCTGGATCTTTTGATTATAGAAGACCACATTGGATGTTATTTAATGCAAATGTTGTTCGTGAAATGCAAAAAAGAATACAACAAAAAGATTTTATTTGTTTAATTGGCGGTTATGCTCATAAAATAATAGCTGATTCATTTCCAGATCATATATCTGTAGAGTTTGGTGTGGGATATTCTGGAGTATTTAGTCCATATAAGGTTTTCGAATCTTACTCTTGGATGCATTCAATATATGCACAGAATAAAGATGCATCAGCATCAGACGGTGCATTTTTTGACAGGGTTATTCCAGGGTATTTAGACCCAGAAATGTTCCCACTTGTGGAACAAAAAGATGATTATTATTTATTTATAGGAAGACTAATAGACAGAAAGGGCTATCATATAGCTCAACAAGTATGTCAAGAATTAGGAAAAAGATTAATAGTTGCTGGACCAGGAGATTTTAAAGGTTATGGAGAATATGTAGGTCCTGTTGGTCCAGAAGAAAGAGCCAAACTTATGGGTAATGCAATTGCCACATTTGTTCCAACACTTTACGTAGAGCCTTTTGGCAATGTTAATATTGAATCACAGGCTTGTGGAACTCCAGTTATTACAACCGATTGGGGCGCATTTACCGAAACGGTAGAGCATGGCAAAACTGGATTTAGATGTAGAACTTTTCAGGAGTTTTGTGAGGCCGCAGAGGCAGTAAAAACCCTAGATCCAGTATATATTAGGGATAGGGCAATTTCCCTTTATTCAGTAGATATTGTAAAATATCAGTATGAAAGATACTTCCAGGACTTATTAAAGTTGTGGGGGGAAGGCTGGTATGAGCGAGATATTAGAACATATCAGATGGTATAATTAAAAATTATGGCACCAGAAACATCATCTTTGGGATTTCATTATCCCCTTCAGACAGACCCACCAAATGTTCCAGCAGATTTACAAACACTAGCTGAACAGATAGATGACTATTTAGAAACGCATTCAGGTCCTACAGGTGCAACTGGCGCAACAGGTCCAATTGGTTCAACAGGCCCAGTTGGCGCAACAGGTGCAACAGGTCCACAGGGTGTAACAGGTGCAACAGGCCCAACAGGTGTAACTGGTCCAATTGGTTCAACAGGCCCACAGGGTGTAGTTGGCGCAACAGGTGCAACAGGACCAACAGGTGTAACAGGACCAATTGGTTTAACTGGCGCAACAGGCCCACAAGGTATTCAGGGAAATGTTGGTGCAACAGGCCCAGTTGGTGCAACAGGTATAACTGGCCCACAAGGTGCAACTGGCGCAACAGGTCCAGTTGGTGCAACAGGCCCACAAGGTGTAACAGGTTCAACTGGTGCAACAGGCCCAGAAGGTGCTGGAGTAACAATATTAGGTCAATTAAATAATGAAACAGAATTACCAGCATCAGGAACACCAGGAGATGGATATACAATTGCTGGAGATCTTTATGTATGGTCTGCTACAAGCAATGATTGGATTAACGTTGGTCCATTGCAAGGCCCAGCAGGCGCAACAGGCCCAGTTGGTGCAACAGGCCCAGTTGGCGCAACTGGTGCAACAGGATCCGCAGGTGCAACAGGTGTAACAGGACCACAAGGTATTCAGGGAAACGTTGGTGCAACAGGCCCAGTTGGTGCAACAGGCCCACAAGGCGATGTAGGTGCAACAGGTCCACAAGGAGATGTAGGCGCAACAGGTCCAGTTGGCGCAACAGGTCCAGTTGGTGTAACAGGCCCAACAGGTCCGCAAGGTTCAATTGGTGCAACAGGCCCAGTTGGTGCAACAGGCGCAACAGGCCCAACAGGTCCCACAGGAGTTGGCGCAACTGGTGCAACTGGTGTAACTGGCGCAACTGGTGCAACAGGACCAGCTGGTAATTTTGGCGGAGCTACATTTGATTATACATATAGCTCAACAATTACAGCGGCAGACCCAGGAATAGGTTTTATAAGATTTAACAATTCAATAATTTCAAGCGCAACAGCTATGTATATAGATGCATCCAATGATGAATCAACAAACATATCTTCATTCTTAAATACAATTGATGATTCTACATCTACAATTAAAGGTCATTTTAGAATATCAAAGAAAAATAACGATGCTGTATTTGCATTATTTACAATATCTGGACTATCTGATAATACAGGATGGTTCACGGTATCTGGATCTTATGTCTCTGGAAATGCTGCCACTTTTAGTAATAATGATGATGTAATTATTACATTTGCTAGAACTGGAGATAAGGGAGATACAGGTTTAACAGGAGTAACAGGAGCAACTGGTCCTACAGGAGCAACTGGTCCAACAGGAGCAACTGGTCCTACAGGTGTAACTGGTCCAACTGGAGCAACGGGCGTAACAGGACCTTCTGGTTCATCATTAACCTATTCTAACGGACAGTTATCTGTAGCTAATAAAATATTTTATAATTCAACGGGCACTAATCCAACAGCAACAGCAGCAGGCGATATTTATATTCATCACGAGGCTTAATTATGGTTACAAAAATTCATAATGGAGTAAGTTGGAAAAATATAAATGGTTTAAAGTTACATGATGGTGCCACCTGGAAAAATGCAGTAAAAGGTTGGATATGGACTGGCTCTTTATGGAAACAATGGTATCCAGAGTATCCTATTAATACATCATCTCCTACGGTATCTGGATCTACAACACAGGGTCAAACTTTATCAGTAACAAACGGATCTTGGAATACTAATTTGGCATATAATCCAACATCATATACATATGCATGGGCCAGAAACGGAACAATTATACCTGGCGCAACATCTTCAACATACACTACCGTAACAGCAGATATAGGAAACCCAATAACATGTTTAGTTACAGCAGTTAATAATAGAGGAACAACTCCAGTAGCTTCTAGTAATTCAATAACAATAGTTGCACAAACATATACAATTTCTTATGCTGGAAATGGCAGCACTGGAGGCAGTGCACCAACTTCGCCAACTAGCGTAAATAGTGGTTCTACTTTTACAACTCCTTCTAATACATATAGCCGTACTGGCTACACGTTCTCTGGATGGCTAAGCAGCCAGAACAGCACAACTTACTCCGCTGGAGTAACACACCCAGCAGCAACAGGCAACATCACTCTTACTGCACAGTGGACAGCTAATACGCAAACAATCTCATACGCTGGCAATAGCAATACTGGAGGAAGCGCACCAACCTCTCCAACCACAGTATCTTATGGTTCTACTTTTACAACTCCTTCTAATACATATAGCCGTACTGGCTACACGTTCTCTGGATGGCTAAGCAGCCAGAACAGCACAACTTACTCCGCTGGAGTAACAC